AATTATAAATTTGCTTTGACCTGGATCAATGTTTTGAACTCCAGTTAAACTAGCATTTGTGAGCCTAACGAGAGAAACTGAATAAGGGCCAATATTGGCACTTGCTCCTGTAGAAGATGAATCAGTTGTTTCGCCTAAAATAATTCCAGCTAAAAGATTTGATATTCCTTCCGAGACAATCCCATCTTCAAATGTCTTTTGACCCGAAAAATCTTGAGTCGTATTTGATACGATTCCAGCGACTCCGCTCGCAGCCTCGATAAGCGGGCCACCAGATCCAGCAGAACCGTCGTGGTTATGTCCTACCGTTGAATCAAAAGCCTGTGTTAAAGCCTCTGCTCTTTCTTTTAAATCATCTCCACTTGTTCCAACGTCATTATTTGTCCACGTTGGAGTTGCATCGTGAGCCGTACCAGAAGCACGTCCAGAAAAAGCATTAAGAGAGTTAATTTCTCGCTGGACGTTAATAACATCCGCACCGCTGGCTGGATCTGTGTTTTGCAAATCCTTTTTGCCAGTCGTGTTATCGTTAGCAGTCCTCGACATAAAAGCATTGTTAAATGTCGTTTGATTGGCGTTCTGTCCGTCTATAACACTCACGAGACGACCCTCCACACGAGCGTGCCAGTCTCAAAATATCCAGCCGCTTTTTTTAATTCTTTTAATTTAAACGAAGTTCCATTTTTAGATTCTTCTGTTTTCTCAAGAAGAACTTTTTGGAACGTCGCAGGCGTATCACGGTCCGGCATAAATTCTACTTTTGCTTTTGTAATAGCGTATTCCATAAAATTTCTAAGATTAGATACGCCGTTTGCCTGATATTCAATTTCTGGCTGGCAAGAAGATATAGTTCTATTTGTAGCAAGCCTTATATTCATTTGAATAAAGTTAGTATTCCCGAAAAAGATAACTTGCACAATTCCACTAGCTGACTCATTCACCACAGCATCGTTTTTTTCGAGCCAATCTTCTGACGCAATATGGTCAATTAATAAAGATTGTGGCTTATATTCAGATCCTGATGCAATTGTGCCTGTGTAGGTAGATGCGCCTGTTTTATTTGAGGCCGTATCAAATCCCATAAGACCATAGGCGCTAGATCCAGAACGTGAGCCGGTATTACAGCGCAGAGTGAAATTGCTAGTCGAAGAAATCGTAATAAAGCGCGTGGCCCTATCTACCGTCACCGTATAAGTAAGCGCACCCACAGCGTCCATAGCCGTCTTAATTGCCACAAGAAATTCCGTTAACGTATAATCACCATTTGCAATCGTGGCCTGAAGCTCTGCTCCACCCTCGTCAAAGTCGATTGCATTATTTACCGACGTAATAGTGTGGCCAAAATAGAATTTAGAAAAAGTTGTTAAGCTCATCTGATTGTCGATCCTAAAATCTGAATGCCGTTAGCTTGTGCTGCCTCGTTAATTGTCTCAATAATCTTCATTCCCATCTCGCGCGGATCAGAGGTAAAGACATCATTCATAGTTACATTTACATTTATTTGAGCGCCTTTTTGACCGCCTTGCATCTCAAGGAAACGAGTCAAGTCCTGGTTAGTTTCACGTGGGACAACTCGCTCGCCTGGTGCCAATACGGCTGGGAAATTATCCTTAAATCCAGATCCAGGAACCTCGTCGATACCAGTAGCGAGCGGTGTTCCTACGATCTTAGATACGTTTGCAGCGGCAGCAGCACCAACGGCAGCGGCTAACCCATAGTTAAATGGAGGAGGTGCAGAAGCCAGAGCTTTTTGCACAGCCGCATATCCATCTATTGTAGCCTGGGAAATCGCAGCAGCTTTCCCGATAGCAGCTAAAGTTTTATTGCTAGAAGAAGCAAGTCCTGCAATCGTTCCAAGCGTCGACTTGAAATTAGCTTCACGCTCTTTATTTAAAGTTTCCTCTTGTTTAACTCTAGCGGCATGAAGTGCAAGCTGAGCCTGGCTTGACTTCATCTCTAATGCATAACGAGCATTTGCTAAATCTTGGCCACGGATAAGACCTTGAGCAGCAGCAGCGTCTAGCATCGCATTTTCGTTTGCAATGTTTTGCATAACGAGCGCTTCTTTAGCCGTTAAATATTCCTGCTCTGTAATTAATTTAGCATCAAAATTTGCCTGTAGAGATGCTAGCTCGATATTATAAATATCGCCAATAGAGTCGGCCATTCCAGCCTGTTCCATTGCCCAATCTCGCATAGCCTGCTGAGCCTTAGATAATTCTGGAGGCAATTTTGAAACCGTATCAACTGTTTTATTTATTGCCTCAGAGGTAACATCGCCGCCCTTTTTCATTTCCTCTGTAGCAGCTCCAGCGGTAATGGCTAAAGATTCAAAATTCTTTTTAACAGCAGTAAGCGTTTCAGAAGCCTTGCCAATATTGTCCCAATCTTCTGCAAGCTCGGCTTCAAGGCGTTTGTTTGCCTCACGATAAGCAGTAAATCCTTCTGTGCTCAAGATTAAAGCCGATGCAATAGACGCAGCCACTTGTTTAAATATGTGGCCTAATCCGTCCCATACTGGCTTAATAAATTCTACGACTTCAATTGCAGCAACGCCAAAATCAAAAATTGCTTTTGTAGCTTGACCTAAAAATACTTTAATTCCGTCTGAATTTTTTCCTAAATCTCCAGACATTCCAATAAATATTTTTGCAACTTCCTGCATGACAGCAAGAATTGCTTTGTTTTCTACAATAGCGTTTCCGACTTCTTCAGTTACTTCACCGAAAGATTGCTTAACAATTTTTAAAGCACCAGCGTATGTTTTAGCTTGAGCCTGAGCCGATCCACCAAATCGAGAATTAAGTGCATCAATTGTATTAGCAGTTCTTTCGGCTTTGTCTGCTCCGTCTTCAACTTCAATGCCGAATTTTTTAAATGCCTCACCGCTACCGTTAACGCTTTTTGCAAACATTCTTGCAGCAGTGTCCATGTCGATTCCCATAACGACGGACAAATCTGCAATCGCTTTTGTAGCTTCTTCTAACTGTGATCCTGATAATCCTGTAAGACTTGTTAAAAGTTTACCAACTGACAAAGTAGATTCAGCGGTAATGCCAGTTAGATTTTGCATTTCATCTGCAAAGTTTTTAAACTTTTCAGCAGCATCATCGCTATCAGTCCCAGCTCTAACTAGCGCATTAGCAAAAGATACATAGGCTTCTTGAGCCTCAACAGCGCCCTGAATACCGTCTTGAACAAGATCAACAAGAGCCGTTTTTAAACTATTAAGAGCGCCAATAACGGCTTGGCCTGAAACATATCCGGCCATTGTAGCCATTGCACTTTGGAAAAATGAAGTGGATTTAGCGCCGTCTTTAGCAAACTCTTCGACGGATTTTTTCATCTGGTCAGTGGATTTTTCCATGACCTGAACGGCTGACTTCATATCAGCTTGCAGGGCTTTTGTGTCAGCCGAAAGCTGAATTACTAACTCTTCTAAAGTTGCCATCCACTCCCCCTAAGCGTCAGGATACTTGTCCATCATATCAAACAAATCGTCTCTTGTTATCTTTTCGGGAACGTGCGCAAATTTTAAATCGTACATAGCCCAGAACTCTGGAATGGTCAGTTTCCAGAATTCACTTGGCTGGATTAAAAGGCCGATAGTTGCCATCTGAAAATAATCCTTCCATGGCATTTTACCTGGCGGAGAATTATCAGGCCCTACTTGCCTTCTTTTTGATTTGTTTTTTTTTGACGCGCACTAACAATTTTAGCCAAAAACATGGCGGCTTTTCCGCTGATCTCAGGCATTCCATGCTGCAAGCATTTCTCGCCTAATTCATCAAAAGAAATTTTAGAACCAGCGCCAACAAGACCACCGTAAATAATTGCCACAGTTTGTCGTGCCGTAATTTTGCCAATAGAAATTTGCTGCATCAATTCAAGAAGACCAGCCTTAGCTTTGTCTTCGATTTCCAGCAATCCCTCAAAAGAAGGCCGGAGAAGAAACGTCTCCTCTCCGACCGTAATTTCCATTTCATCTCGGAACTGATTAGCCATTATACCTCAGTGTATGAGATAGCTCCGCTCGACTCTAGGCTGAGTGAGTACGTGCTTTCTGCATTATACTCGCCGGATTGTTCCATAGAAGTCAGCTTAAAGCAACCGCTCCAATAGTCACCAGAAGTGTTAACGCATACCTGCCAGTTTTTAAGATATTGACCAAGTGCAATAGTGCGAGCTTTTTTAAACGTGAACTCATCTTTGAATACGCCTTCACCAGAAAGGGAAACGCCTCGGATACCAGCTTGGTCGAGGATTTCTTTCCATTGGCTAGAATCTTGGTTCGTAAAGTCGATAGCTTCGCCTTCAAACGAGAATGAAGTAGAACGAAGACCTGCGATAGTGCGGAAATATTCTGCAGCCGTACCCGTTCCATCAACGTCGATAGCGATAGGAGAGCCACCTTCAGTTGTAGCAAGTTGGAAAGTGTTTGTCGTAGGAGTTACGACGTAATAGTTAGTGTCAACGGCTGGCAATGTAGGACCAGTTACAGCCGAGAAACGAACAATGTCCCCAGCTACCAATCCGTGATTGTTTTTTGTAACAGTATCACCAGTATTTTGAAAAGTTACAGCGCCAGAAAGACCGTTTCCTACTTTCAAAAGGAAATCTTTTCCGCCCTGTGCAGTTTGTGTTTGTGCCATTTTTAGTTGCCTCCCATGAGAAGTTTAAATCTTTGTATGCCATGATACGTTACCGAATCAGGATCTACAACAATGTTAGAAAAATCAAAGCGCATAGATACTACGGTAAACCCGCTTACCGAAAAAATATACCTATGCAATAAATTATAAATATCGTTTTGTATGTCGTGAAGTGAGGCGCGGCCTCGGCTTCCAGGTCTAGCCCACAGATTAATCGTAATCGTGGCCTCAAAACCGTCAAAAGTATGGGTATCCCACGGTGCAAAATCCATCTCGCCTATTTGGACAAAAGGATAGGTCTGATTCTGTGGGATAAAATCAAATACGCCTGTTAATTTTGCCATTAGCGCCGCGTTACCTGTAAGGCGTGAGTAAATGGCCTTCTGTAATAAAAGTCTTCCGTCGGTCATTTTAAAGCCTTTTTCACAGCTTCTTCAAAGTTGCTAATAATATTTTTTAAATTTTTTAAATAAGCAGGAAATAGCCACGGACGTGGGGCGACATCTCTAGTGCCGAATTCCATCCAAGATCCATGCTTAACATTTGTTCCTACAAAGCCAATATTTTTAGACGAGTCGACTTCCCATCGTATCCCTCGCGCGAGCGTCCCTGTGTCTGAGTTTGGAGGAAAGCCTGGCTTAGAGGCCGTATGCTCAACAGACCCGCGAGTATAAGTTACGCCCTTAGATTCATGCGCGTAAATAGATTTAACAGCGTCAGCGTGAATCATAACAACGCTTGAGCCAAGCGCTTCTAACAAAGCCTTATCCTGTTTTTCAGGAACTTTTTCTAGCTGCTTTACGATCTTATCAAGATTGATAGGCTTAAAAGATACGGAAAAACTCACGTCCCGCTCCTTTCAGTTGCTAAAATCTTGATCCATTCTTTCACTTCATCAACAATTATAATCGACTTTATCTCGAAAATCCGTGAGTCAAAACTAATACGCATTTTTGCGTCAAGACTGGCAATATATCGAATAACAATTTCGTGATCTACTCTAGGCTCAATGCGCTGTGCAAAATTGATTTCCTTTACACTTTTAGGAGTAATTTTAGCCCAAACAGTAGCAAACGTAGACCAACTCTCCGCCTGCCCACCTGAATCATTAGGCGTAAGAGTTAGCGTCTGGATAACAATCCTATGGCGCAAATCTGAAGGCGTATACTCACAGCATCCCATCAAATTCTCATAATCCTATAAGGCGCTAGAATCGCCATAGTTGCGCTCGAAATTGAGCTATCGTCACAGCCTCGGTTTGAATAAAACTTTCCAGCCAGCTCCATAATAGCTTGGTTAATTGCCTTTGGAACGTCAGACCCAGCAGCTCCATATCCGCAAATAAATCTAATTTGAATACCGTTTACAGGACGCAAGAAAGTTGTAGGCCACGTTCGATCATTCTTAAGAGACAATCTTCCAGGCTCAGAATATGTGTCGACAATATAATCAGTGCTAGGCATCGTGTAATCAGTGCCGTCGTCATCATACGTCTTTAAATACGTTACAGATTGCAGAGGGAAAAATGGAATTTGAATAACCTTTTTTACAGATATATATTCCGACAGCTTTCCTTCTTGAACGCCATCTTTTAACGCATCTATTTTAAACTCAGATGGGAAACAATCTTCCCACATATCCCAAGTCTGAGTAATAAGTTTTCTATTTAAAAAAGATTCAACAGTGCGAGTTGCTGCACTGATAAAATTCGTTAGCATCGTATCATCTGCGCTAGTGTCGATACGCAAATAAGTTTTTAATTCACTTAGGCTTACGGGGTCTACCCCTGGTGCGCTTATTAGCTTTAACGCTTGCATTTTTTACCCCACCTAAACTTTTATTAAAAACTGGCTCCTGAATAGCGTCAGCTAAAAAAGAGCCAGTAAAATCTTTGGCAACGTCATCAGGTAGATCATACTCTAAACCTGCATAAAGCCATTCTCCGTTTTCGAAGAAAGTTTTTTTCATTCTAATTAACATAAAAGATTGG